ATTGTTTCCTTCACCGAGTATACTAGCCATGTCCCTACCGGTGTCGTCTCTTTGAGAAACCATGTTCCCCACCTCCTACATGGAAACAAAAGGAGTGTACTACGACGAAAGGCCATGACAATGTCAAAACCGTCGTGGATATCTCAAGACCAAGGTTGGACAACCAGGGATCTTGAAGGAACTAGTCTTACTAAGCGTGGTGTCCACCATCTCAAGCGCACACGTGAGACTACTTCAACTATGGCATACCTCAACCGCGAGGGCCAGATTCTCGTAGAGTACCGGATCTTTAACAAACTCAGTGAGCTTGGTTATGATCTGGTGCCTGAGCGTGATAACAAAAGTGCGTACAAGCCTGGTGATCTTGTTGGTCAGCTCGCGCGCTACGGTTCTACACCTAAGCTTTCATATGATTCTATCATATTAAAGCAGGCTATGGACCTCACGCTTAAAGCATTCGGAGGTCAGCACATGCTGAAAGTTTCTCCTCTCACTGACGATCTTCGTTTCGCCGCCAAGTTAGAGAAGAGCTCAGGCTTGCCAGAACTCACTAAGAAGGGTAAGGCCTTCGAACGTGATCTGTGGCGTGCAAGTAAAATTGCAGCTGGTGAACGTGCTCCGGATCCTTGTGTAGCATACCACAGGGTTCAGCATGGTGAGAAAGGGCCGAAGACCCGTCTCGTTTGGGGTTATCCCCAATCCATGTTTCTCCTTGAAGCTAGGTTTGCTCCACAACTCATCGATAGTTTCCTCGAACGTCGCACACCAATGGCATTCGGACTATTGAAGAGTCAGGTTTCTGCGAGGATGCAACAGATTAGGAATAGCGGTCTCCGCTATAGTCTTGACTTCTCTGGCTTTGATAGTAGTATCAGCGCCAAGTGGGTAGACTTTGCCTTCTCTGTTCTCGCTACTCACTTCCACTTTAGTGATGAAGAGGAAGAGAGTACGTGGATGAAGATTATCAACTACTTCATTCACACCCCAATCATGCTTCCAAACCAAGAAGTGTGGGTTAAGCACCACGGTGTTCCTAGTGGTAGTTACTTCACACAGATGGTCGACTCAATCGTCAATTTCATGGCGATTAGTTATGCGTGGTTGAAAGCGACTGGCATCGCTGTTCCAGAAGGTCGTGTTCTCGTACTTGGTGATGACTCCCTTGTGGGCCAATCCAAATTCGTTGAACTGTCCGAGATCGTCCACTCCATGTCAGAACTTGGCCTGAAGCTGAACGCTCAGAAGACGGGTATTTCTCGGTACGGCGAGGAAGATCCGCACTTCTTAGGACACTTCTGGGGTGGTGGCTTTGCTTACCGTCCACTCCGTGAACTGGCGGTACGCCTTGCCTTCCCCGAGAAACCAAGTGGCATTCGCAATGCTGGGGAAAGATGTGCAATTCGATCTTTGTCTTACATATCTGACTCCCTCAACTCCCAGAAACTGATTCAAGCCTTAGCGCCTTTCCGAACCCCTTGGGTCGAACAGACGTATGTCAGTTTCTTACAGGACGTGGGTAGTGACTTAGACGTCGAGCCCTCGATGAGACCTGGTATGTCAGGCCATATGGAGGACGAAGGCATCCTGGAACCACTGACCGCATA